GCTAAATTCAATCTATCCATATCATCGACAACTTCAGACGAGATGCTTGAGACTTTTTCTTTTATTTCTTCAGAAGGCTCCATAATATCTAAAGATGGCCTTGAAGGAATAGTAAAATCAGGAATCCGTTCCTGAATTTGACCCCAGAATAAACCTATAAATAACAACGTCAAGCCAATGATAACTTTAGTCTTCATTTGGAGTGCCTCCTTTTTTAGTGGGAGCCAACAACGGGAAGACCTTTTCTAGTTCTTGACAAGCAGCAACACGGCCCGCTTTATCGCAAGAAATCATTAAGTCGTCCCACTTAGCTACTAATTGAACTAGGCTGTGTCCTTCAGCGTCTTCGACTGTTGTAACCATATCTTTCTCTTTATCTTTATCTTTGCTTTTGGAAAACTGTTTTTTAAACCATTCCAATAGCTGGGAAAAATTTATAGTTCCAGAAAGAAGTAGATAAACGCCCATCCCGATAATAGCCCACTGGGGCAAACTTAAACCTGACAGAAATTCCATAGGTTAACTCCTTACTTTTCTTCTAGTTTAGTTTCACGCACCGTGTCACCAATGATCCAAGTAACAACGATTGTAACCACACCAATAAGCTGGTCTTGATCTAGTGTCACTCCAAATAGATCAGACGCAACAACAGCTACCAATCCAATACCTGCTGCCCAAAAACGACGACTGGTAAGTAGTGATTTTACTTTACTCATAACTTCTCCTAATTAAAAAATAATCTTTCTAAAAAGCCTTTACGTCTAGGATAAACATATATCTTAGCTTCAGGCTCAAAATACTGTACTTCAGACTCAACTGACTCATCTTTACTTCCGTGGTACGGGCATTGAGTGATGTGACCATCACCTTGAACAATTTCGCCAGTACCACCACAAATACACTTTTCTGGGTCTGGGTCTATACCCTTCGGCGTATTAGGTTCTGGATCAACACCTAAAACCTGCAACTCCGCTTCGTCAAATGCTTCGTTCACTTGTACTATGATAGCACTGATTTCGTCATTTGACATGACATTTTTTGATAATTGTGGTTTTACTTGACAAAAAACCAAAAAGGCAATCAAAGCAGCCCCTACCATTAATTTTTTCGAAGTGTCCATTAAAATACCTCATCTATTGTATAGTCAATTTCTCTAGCGGGAAACCCTTCTACGTTTGAGAATACCCAAGCCCCACCTTCAGACAACATTCCGCGAGCATCTTTTTCTCGAACCCAGAAACTTCCTTCTGGTTGCCCATTAACTTTTGGCCCAGAATTCCATATTCCCCAGCTATTTTGAATTAAAAACAATGTCTCGTTAAGTCGCTCTCTGGTGTCATCACAGGCTATCCAAGCCATGTCGTGATTCCACCCCTTGCTTCGAGCAGCGATTCCATTTTTATCTCGCCTAGAACTAAAGCCATAACCAGAGCAAACACCCAAGGCATAACCATTAGCCAATGCGTCTCTAGCCTCTTCAATAGTCCTAATATTAGAAACTGTTTTTACTTGATGCTTCTGAGCTTCTTCGCTGTAAATCTGACGAGGTATCATTTTTTTACTGCCTAACTTTGAATTGTAAACAGAAAGGTCTACCATTCCATAATCTTTGCGAATTAGAATACCTCCGTTCTCGCTCACATATCTAGCAGCACCAGAGCATGTCATACCTTGATCGCTCCAAGGTCTAGACTGGTAAATCGCTTCAGTGGCTCCGCGAGCAATAAATTCCTCTCTCTGACCATCAATGTCTATCTCAACTGCCCGTGTGATGTCTATAGCGTTACGTGTGGCGTGAGCTACGCAATCTCCGGTTGTTTGTGCTTCACTTGGCCCAAATGCGGGGTCAAACTTTAAAAGCGATTTAAAGGGCAATGAGAGCTTGCCTTCCCCAGCACCAAAAAGATCGTGAGCGGCAGCACCAAAAACAGGCATTGGCAACTCACCTAAAAGTTTAGCTGTGTCTTCATGGTCACAAACACTTCCAACGAAACCATCTCTGTAATGATTTAAAATCTTTCTAGGCGACTTAAAGTTTAAGTCCATTTATTAGCTCCTTTGCTGAATTTTCCCATGTTAATTTATTTGCCGTTTCTATTGCTGCGTGATTGTATCGCTCCTTAATGCCATGAACCATTCTCATGTGTTCGATAAGCTGATCTTTAGCGGAATCGTTAAGACTTGCCCATTCCCCGTGGTTTCCAGAAAAGAACACCCCATCATAGGCTTGTTCAAGTCCTTCGACTTCAACTAAATAACAATTATTTTTGTTGCAAAACTCAGTGTGAGCGGAATAGTTAGTCGCAATAACTTGCTTACCGCAAGCCATCATCTCCAATAACTCAAGATTCCAACCTTCTGCTCTCGCGGGGAAAACACCACAATCAACTCGTCGCATGATATTATACACATCTTCGTGAGTTTCTTGCCTTGGGATGAACTTGATTTTGCTGCCCAATCTAGAGTTTTTGTAAAGATTTTTCCATTGATCATTCATTTGTCCAATAAACGGATTGTCACACATCATCCACAGTTCTACATTGTCCCGTGGCTCAAAGGCTGCATTAAAACATTCTAGTAAAACATCGTGACCTTTGCGAACTTCCCACTTGCCACAATTAAAAAATATTGTTTTATCGTCATTTCTTGAAGGTACTGGCTTGAAAATCTCAGTGTCCACACCCAAGGGTACTACATGAATATCTTCTGGTTTTTTAATATTGTTTTTAGTTAGAACATCTTTAGCCCATTGAGAACAAACAAACAGTCTATCACAGTGCGACATGCTCAATTCTTCTTCTTCGCTAAACTCTGTTAATTCAAAGATAGGGAAGCCAATATGCTCACCTTTTCCGATGTGAGTGTGAACATCGTTTTGATGCCAAATCTTTACAGATGGACAATGGCCTTTGAGCCAGTCTCGGTTATTCAGACCTTTTTCAATATATTTATCAGTAAATTCTGGTCTAGAAATAGGATATAAAGCAGCGGACGGATGAATCTTTATAATCTCTTTAAAAATATTATATCCAGCTACTCCATACCCTAAAAAATTGATAGGAGTTTGAAAGTTTATCATTGCGTGCCCTTTGTTTGTTTTGTTATAAGCTAATAGTATTATAACTCAAGGGGTCGCTTAAAGCACATCAATTATACTTCTTTTGTGATTTTCTTTCGCTTGTAATTATCTATATAGAATCTAACCCTATCTATATTGGTTCCGTGAATTGGCCCAACTATATACCTGTCGTTAAATCTTTCTAAAGCAGTACCAAAGCATATAACGCCTATGATCTTGCCCTTGTAAAGAATTGGCCCACCTGAGTCGCCCTGTATAGCCCAAGAAAAAATAACGTGACCATCTTGGGGAATTGAAGAGCCTGCGTATTTAGCGTTCCAGTGACGCAACGAACCCGTTGCATAACCACACATTTCCACTTCCTCGCCACACTTTACTTTCTCGTTAGATATTTCCACCACTGGTATTTCGTCAGGTATAACAGCCTCAATTAATGCTACATCATTATAGCTTTCAAATATGTACATAGAATTGTAAGCAACTATACCTCCCTCGGATTTTTTTCCACCTGAAAAAAATACATTAAACAAGGTGCTTTTATCTTTAACGCAATGACTGGCAGTAAGAATTAAACCAATGTAATTTTCACCAGCATCTTCAATAAATTTTACAACTGTACCAGAGCCTTGGAGTCCGTCACCTTGAAGTAAAACCACTCCCTTTTGATAATCTTTTTCTGGTGATACATCCCAGCTTTGAGCTTGGCAAAACTGAGGAAATAAAACAAAACCTAAAAACAGAAAAAATAGCCTAAACATAATATAACCTTTCTTTGTAAAACACACCAAAAGATTATACACACTTATTTTAAATATTTATGTTATATTTAAATTGACACCCCTTTTCATCATACAAACAACTCTTTTATAATTTTTCCTGAGTTAGCTATTTTCATAGGTCGCCCACTGTTGCTTGTATAGGTGGTCTCCAACGAAATGCCAAGAGCGTTACAAATCGACACCATTACATCTTCCGAAGAGTGGCTTTCTGTTTCTACTTCTGTTCCGTCTTCGTTTGTTGAACCTATAGATATACCACCATTCATGCCAGCCCCACCTACAACCACACTCCAACTTCTTGCCCAGTGGTCTCGCCCAGCGTTCTGGTTGATACGTGGAGTTCTACTGAATTCTCCCATCCATATGATAGCCGTGTCATCAAGTAGTCCTCGCTGCTCTAAGTCTTCTATTAGGGCACTCATGCCTTGATCTAGCATGGGTAGCTTTGTGTCTTTTAATGTTGGAAAAATATTCTGATGGTTGTCCCAGCCGTTTAGCCCGACCTCGATAAATGGAACGCCGACCTCAACAAGTCTCCTAGCCATTAGACACCCTTTGCCAAAGCTGTTGTCCCCGTATCGCTCCTTAACGGACTCTGGCTCTACATCCACCTTCATTGCGTCCATCTCAATACTGGTCAAAGCATCAAATGTTTTTCGCAATATCTTTTGATGTTCTTTAGCGAGAGACCCTCTATTGTTTTTTATGAAGTTGTTTTCCATTAAATGTAGGGCTTGTGTTCTTTGACGAAATCTATCATCTATTTCTAAGTCTAGATTTCTAATTCTACCATCGCTGTTTACCACAAACGGAGAATATTCAGCACCTAAAAATCCACCTCCAGCACTTGGGCCATTAACTGACACAAACTGAGGTATCAAAAGGTCTTCTCTTTCTAGTTCTTTAGAAAGAATAGCTCCGTAACTTGGGTGAACCATATTTGGATTAGGTACATAGCCTGTGTGCATGTAGTAACGACCCCTCATGTGGTCAGCTTCACGGGTACTCATGCTTCGCACAATAGCCATATTGTGCATCTGCTTTGCCATTAACGGCATATGCTCACAGATTTCTACATCTCCGGTTGTACTTATAGGTTTGAATGGGCCACCAGTTGGTGCGTCTGGCTTTAAGTCCCATATGTCCATCGTTGACGGGCCACCGCCCATCCAGAGAAGTATAGCCGACTTGCCTTTTTTCTTTAATTCCTTCTCGTTAGCCTTGAGGGTTTGCGTTAAAGCGGCAAGCCCAGCTAGTGATGATAAAAACTGTCTTCTTTTCATTTTTCGCGTATCCTTATCTTTCTATTAAGATTTAAGTCTTTTACTGCATTTTAAGCCCTGTTTTTACCTGCTTATTTTTTATTTTGTAAATCCATTAGCGTGTCAAACTGACACAGTTACCAAGCTCGTCACGACCAATATCTAGCTTTCCATTTAGGTCCCGGAGTTTCGCATTTATGCCTAGCTCTAAATGACTTTCTCCTAGCTGGATCAGACTTCTTGATTTTCATATTAGGGTCACCAAAGTTTACCTTTACTACGTTACCCTTTTCGTTTTTAACATAAACAGATCGTTTTTTCGGGCCATTTGGAGTTAGAAATGGCTTTCCGAGTTTGACTTTTCTACCTTGATATTCTGCTGCTCTTACGGGAACCAAGTTCCTACCATCCTTTGTGTAAATGCCCTTCCTTTCAAATTCATAAATTTGTCCGGTTTTAAGGTCTTTATACTTGTACCCAGCCTTGTCTTTGCGTAAAAGATCAAAGTCCTCATTGTCAATTTTACCATCCTTGTTTTTATCTAGAGCTTTCTTCTGCTTGTCTGACATTTTAGCTTTAGACTTTCTAGGATGCCCCTTTGGTAAAAGATCGTTGTCTTGTGTATAAGCTGCGTTTTTTGGTCTGCCAGTTCTAAGCAGGTAAATGAAAGCGTTTACTCTAGCCATAGCCCATCCGTCTCTAGACATCTTAGGGGCGTGACTTGTTGAAAATGCTCCAGCACCTCGGCGGTACACAGCCTTGAGCATACCGAGAGTCGCCTTTGACCCCTTACCCTTGTCGTTATGTTCCTTTGCTTTTTTGGATAGTCTTTCAGTAGTGTTCTTACTGAAGGTGATTTTGCCGCTAGGGTTTTTTGCACTGTCTGGCTTGTTCTTTTTCGACCCTTTTTTCTGGTCTTTTTTTGGAGCGGGGGTTCTTCTTGGATCACTAGGCTTTGCTTCTGCCTCAAAGAAATCTTTAACAGAATCATACTCTTGATTTTGGGCACGTTTCAATTGGTCTTGAGTGGGCCTGCCCTCTTTGACTGTTTTAGCAGGCTTATAGTCGTCACCCTCTCTTTGTTTTTTTCGTCTGATGTTTTCCCAAAGTCCCGGCTTTGCCACAGAAATATCCCATTCTTCTGTTTCTTCTCCCCAATCTTCATACTCTTCTTCTGATGGAACGTAAAAGTTATCTTCGTTGATAGCCTCCGTGTAGCCATCGTGAATAACGTCATGGGCAAAAGCAGCAGAGCTTAGAGTACCTAAGTCTTCTAGTGCCTTGGACATACAAACAGCCATTCTTTGGGAATTGTCTTTAAACTCTTGAATTGTTTTTTCGTCAGACATACATCTAGACAAAAAGTTTTCTCTTGATTCCCCGTCTCTTTTCGATGGAAGTGGCATTGTGATTCCTTTATATTTTGTGTTTTATGTCTTGCCAAATAGCTGAAGTGATAACCATAGCAGCATCGTTGTCTGAGGGGTAGTGAACCCCCTGTAAAACGCGAGCATGACCAGCTAGATTGGCTATTTCGTAAAATTTAGATGATTGTTCTGGATAAATATCTGATAGAATTGAGGCCATCAAAGTGGCATATGCCGTATGTCCAGACGGGTAAGCTGGGGTATGATGAGTTTTACTTTCAATAACATTGATAGATAGATCATCATAAAACCTTGGGAAAGCCTCGACCAACTGTTTAGGTCTAGGTCTGTTGAATTTATTTTTCAGAGATATTATAATAGGCTCTAAAATATTCCAAGACTTGTTAAACTTTTCAATAGGTAATGGAAGGATGTCTACGCCTAGAAGTTCAACGAACAGCAAGTTTGGGTCTTTATCAACTAGCATTACTAGGGTTTTTTCGGCTGCTGTTAGTGATTGAGTAAGTTCTGAGACTAGCTTTAACTCTGATTTGGTAACATCGCTAGTATTTTTAGGTGGTTCAGGCAGCACCCCATCTGGCTTTATCGAAACTAAATCGCTAAACTCGGTATCTTCTGGGGGTTTTTCCTCTCTGTAGCCCAGTCTGTCAATATTTCTCAACATTGATTCGTCAGCTTGCAATATAAACTTACTCAATTTATCTACCTCGACTTGAAAAATGCCTCAATTAAACTTTCAGAATTTTTAAACTGATTAGATATACACAAATTTTGAAGAGTTTGCTTGACTTCTCCCGACTTATAACCCAATGTTTTTAAGGATTTCACTGACTCTTTGATTAAATCGTTGTTTTTGTTTAGATTTTTTTCAGGTTGAGGCTTGGAAAAATTAACCTTGTCAGTCTTCACCTTTTTACTTTTGACAAAAGTGTGGCTTTTCTCAGGGCTTTTCTTACTTTTGATTGGCCTTGTCTGTTTAACGGGCTTGGTTCTACGCTTAACGGACTTGCTTCTCTGCTTAGGCTGTTGCGACATTTTACTTGTAAAGTTTACTACAATCGGCTCGTAAAGTTCAGTCACTTCAGGTGAGACGTTTTTACTCTCATAGGCCACAACTGGCCGCTTAATCGTCGGAATGTAACTAATATAACAGTTTAAAAAGTAAATGAATATCGGAGAGGTAAAGCTGAAAAACAGTATTGCAGCAAAGAAAGAATCATAAAATCCTGTATCGTTCATAGTCCTAGCCTAATTTTCTTGTTCTTGCTGGTTGTCTTTTAGGAGTGAAGCAGTTAACTTTCTAATTTCTTCTTCCATTAAGTAAGTTTCTCTCTCTGCCTTCTTTTTTTCTTGGTTAATTTTCTTTCTGGCTAGAGACTTTTTCTTGTTTCTTAAATCTTTTTCCTTCTTCTTTTTAAGAGCGTGCTTTATCTGCTTGTGTGATTTACTCATTTTCGCTCCCGATATTAACAAGTTTTTTAGATAGCTTTAAGCGGGTTTTGTTTAAACCTTTGATTGTTTTGTTTAACTTTTTTAACTCACTGTTATTGACAGTATTCTCGCAACGCCATTGCAGGTGGGATATATGCTCATCAATGTCAAAAATTTGTTCTAGTAGTGTTCTTTTGTTCATAATATTTCCAATAAAAAGGCGAGCGAAGGCTCTTGTCGCACTGGGATTCCTCTAACGGTGTTGATCACAACTAGCCCAATGATACATCAACTCTCTGCAAGAGCCTTAACGCCTATTTTAATAAATCGTCAATTAAAACGGAATATCTCCACCACCTTCAGTTACTCCAGTACTTGCAGTAGTAGCATAATTCGATGATGAGCCAGACTGATTTGAAGGCTTCACTGTTTTGTGAAGGCTAACAGGAGAGATGCTAAACGCAGTTCTCTTGCAATCGTTTTTGTCAGTCCACTCTCTTGACCGCAATCTACCTTCGACAATAACCTTGTCTCCCTTTTTTAGATCACAATTTTTCGCATAATCAGCGTTATAGCCCCATGCGTCCACGTCAATGAACAAAGTTTCGTCTTTGGTCTTTGATACCTTATCGGTGACGGCAATTCTCATTTCCGCTAAATTGCGATTATCATCGCCAATCTGCTTGAAAACTGGGTCTCTTGTAAGATTTCCCTTGACTGTAATTCTGTTGTTGTACATTCTTAAACTCCTAAAACTAAATAAATCTGCATGAATTACATACGCTCACACAACCGCGTTTAACTTACTATATTGTATGTTAAGATTTGATTTTTGTCAACCTTAAATTAAAAATTTTTTAAAATATGTGTATATTCGATACATATATACATTATATCTTATACGGGTGAAAATGATGACTAATAAAAAAAGAATTATTTCTGTTGCTTGCTCATGCTTGTTAGTTCTAGTATTACTTTTGGCGATTAAACCCATTAGGTCGTGCAGGCAATGTGGCCTACCAATAGTAATGCAGGATGTAGAAACAGAAGAAATCAAAATTTTCAGAGAATCTTTGATGGCAATGATATTTAGTCCGAACGCCAGCTTTTTACACTGGCGTTGCGTGGACAGCTACCTACTAGACAACCCTATTGAAAGAGATAAAGAAGGCAAAATAATTCAAAGGCTTAGTTATTCTCAAAAACCAAGTCGTCATTTACCTCTGGCATCACCGCCACAGGAAGAATAATACCTTGATGAAGCATACGGTTAAACTCTGTTACCTCTGATGGGACTTTGCAGCAGCCAATAATTTTTGGTCTAGAATCCATCGCTTTTTTAACGCCGCCACGCAACTTAGATGGGATTGATTTAACAGCTTCAACCGTATTGCACCTAGTTGACTTTACAGCTTTGACAGTTCTACTCTTAGCTTTTTGGACATGACACATTACATTTCGTGCGGTGTCCTTTAGCGAGACTCTGGCTTTGTTTTTTAGGCAGGCTAGACGATCAAGTGCCGGAGTGTCGCACTCTGCCATTGATACATTAGAAAGACCGATAGCAACAACAAAAAACGCGGCACACACAATAAGATTCTTCATTAAACTCTCCATTTTAAAAAAATTATTTCCGATACAACACGGAATTTGAAAACATAAAAACCCGTTTTTTACAGAAACGGTTTGCATAAAACTGGCTATGTTGGGTGATAAGGTATAGCACCTCAGACAGCTTACGCTGCCATTGCGAAACTTGCGTTTGCAAATAACATTTTAGAATCATTTTAACGTAGCCCTGATTCCAACTACGGATTGCAATTACTACTTCTGTTTACCTGTCGAATCCAATTCACCCCCATCAGAAACTCACCGTGATGACCTTCTGGTGGAGGTGGAGGCTTCGAAGCCTCGTCCAGCGTAATCTTCCATAACAACGTCTACAATCATATCCCCGAAGGGAGAGCCACCTGTGGGAGTCGAACCTACAACCTGAGACTTACAAAATCCCTGCTCTGCCAATTGAGCTAAAGCGGCTTATTCTTACAATTATTATAGCACCTAAAACTATATTTAGCAACCTGTTTTTTGTTTTATTTATAATTATAACTCTTTTACGTATAAATTCCACTCTTTGGGCATTGACTTAGACACTAGGCTTTTAGAGTAGATATGTGCCATATTAGGTTCTTTTGGGCTTTTAATAAGTTTCATGTCTGCCTCGGAAGGGGTTTTATTTCCCTTCTTAGAGTTACATCTCTTGCAAGAAATGACAATATTCTCCCAGCTATGGCTTTGCTTTCTTGATTTAAACCTACATTTAGGTATCACATGATCTATAGTCGCTTCTTTGTGATCTAATAATTTTTGACAATACTGACACTTGCCTTCGTCTCTAATCATTACGCTTTTCTTTTTTATTTTAATCTTACGTTTTCTTTTTATGTATTTGTTAGAAACCGCAACAGCGGGAACTTTTACATGATGTCCACTAGAACTTTTAACTAGGTCGTCTAAGTACCACTCTACAACCCTGACCCCATCACCCGTTGCTCCATCGCCAATCATACCTAAGCAGATCGCTCTTTTCCAGTTAACTACCGTTAAAGGTTTCCAGTCTTGATTTAGTATTAAACAAGGCTTATGATTAGCTATTTTCATTTAAGAGACTCTTAATGTCAAAGCTGTGAGAACAGGACTCGAACCTGTGACCAAGAAATTAACAGTTTCCCGCTCTACCAACTGAGCTACCTCACAGAATTAGATGCTTAGTTCATAGGATGGGCTGACATTCCAACCCCATACTTTCCTACCGAAGCAGATAACGAGCAACCTGAAGTGATCGCAAGTCCAATCAATATTACAATAATCAAATTACGCATTTTAAATCCTTAGTAATTAGTAAACATTAAAATAGTTTTGTTGTAGCGAGCTTTATAAGTCTATCAAACAAATTAGACTCTTTTAACTTAAAGCCTTTGTTTCTCATATAAGTATTATCGGCTTCGCCTTCTGTGTCCTTGATAAATTTTTGGGATTTTTTCTGTAAAGCTGATTGAATACGCATTGCTTGTGAGTCACTTGTGGTTTCAAAATTTTTCATAAATAAATCCTCTATGTTAAAAAAGTCAGAGTCACGAGTATCTGACATCCCCCTTGAACTGAACCAACTATAACGCTATGCGTAGTCTTGGTAGGGTATTTAAAACTCTTGAACGCTCATTTTTCACAGTCAAAGTTTACGTCCGCGAGTTGTGATTTACATACTACATTATATATTAACTATCGAAGAATTTCAACTAAAAATTCAAAGTTTATACACAAATTTCAAAAAAAAGTTGATTAAATGACAATTTCACAAGGCGAAAAGTTAATTGGTGCTTGATTTTCCAACGATTCAGACCAATCTGAGCAACGCCAGCAGTTTCTTCTACCTTTATTTCCACCGTGATTTATCGTAGAATGTTCGGATATATGAGAAACTGGAGACGGATCAACGTACCACATGCTTCTTTTAAGCCTTCTAACTATATCCCCCATAGCGTAATCGCTATTGTTAATCAAGTGAGGGTTGTCTCTTCTTCTTTGCAATATTTCTTCTTTGTTGCTTTTAGGGTGAACCCCAATCCAGTTTTTAGCCCTATCTGTATTTATCACGGCCTCCAAAACTCTTCTGTCCCATATCATAGCACAAGAACCCCACAAAGACCTAGTAAATATTCTATTAACACCTACCGGCCTAAGCTCCTTGCTCTTCTTTATAGTGTAATGCTTGGGAGTATAAAGTGATACAAATCCAGCATCTTCACTAGGCCAAAGAATTTTTTCAGCATAGGAAAAAGAGTCTGGATGAAACAAAGCATCATCTTGAACAGTCATTATAATATCTGCATCAGAATTAGCAAGAGCATACTTGCAAGAATATAACCAATTGTGCCAAACACCTCTCTTTGTTTCGTTTCTAATAGTTAAAGCGTTGCAAACTTCGTGACTATCGGGTTCAGCAAATATCACCGGATCAAACCCTGCAACTATCAATGAGTTAACACATTGGTCAATTGTTGGATTAGGTCTTGGTGCAGTAGTAACCGCAGTAAACCATTTAAATTTAGAGGATTTCTTTTCTCTTTTTGCCTTAGCTATGGCTTTTTGCACAAACTTAGATACCACAGTCCTAGTGGCTGAATCTGGAACCCACGACAATAACTTCTTTGCCTTGGCTTTATTCGCCAAGTAATCCACAATCGAGTCAAATCTTTCTTCGCAACCCTCAATGCCCCACCTGTTCATCTTGAGTGCATACGCTCTACAACTACAACTTCCACTGTCGAGAAATTGAGGTATGATTTTTTTAAGTTCAGTTCCAACTCCATGACCAATCAGATAATTTTCAGTTACAAGCTGTTCATCTCTTGACTTTAATTGATGTATGCTTACAAGTGCTTTATTGTATTCGTTATACTCTTTCGGTTTATCACAAGAAAGGCATAGCTTGCAGTTCTGCTCGAAAGCTGAAATTGGTTTACCTGCCATCTCTGAAGCTATACCACACTTTCCATCTTTTAAATGTTCACATTCAATATTGTTCATTTAACAGCCCCGCAATTTGTTACATACATTTGACCAGCGTACTCTGAAGGTTCAATTGGGTGAGGTTGGCACACGCATACCTGACCCTCAATATTTGGGCAGGTCTGGAACGGAAGCCAGTTACCGTTGCCGTCACCTATGTAAACGCATGGAATTTCTTCGCACGACCCATATATCATTCGAGGTGCTAGACCTCCGGGACCACCGCCGCCGCCGCCGCCGCCTCCAGCATCAAAGGAGCCTAACGGGGGACACTCGTTTACTCCGGGAGGATCGGTGAAATAAAAGCTGGCAGTTTGATCAAAAGCTAAACAACCCGGAGGACTAGCCGAGTCTGATGTGGTGCAACTTCCCATACTATCTTCATTAGCTTCAACTCTTAGCATGAGGTTTGCTGGATCAAGAGGCCCCTCGTCGGGAACTGAGTTTCTTGAACATGCTATATGCAATCCACTTACAGAAAAGCTGTTTGCGGACGAGCAATGAGCTACTGTAACTGGCGTTCCAGTGATGTCAGAAGGCTTTGGGGGCCAGTCCCCACCATGACAATCTGAAGCCGCAAATTGAAATAGTTCATAAGAAACTGTAATCTTACTTGCAATATACAAAGCTAGAGGTGAAGTTTCTGGAACAACCTCTGCGGTTTCTGGGTTGTTAGTTGTCACCCAAACAACATTACAGCATACCGAAGCCTTCCAAAACGCTCT